GTCCTGGACGAACAGCTTGGTGATGTCGGTTTCCAACTCGGCAAGGTCATCGGGCAACAGCATGTCACGCAGGTTCTGCGAGATGCCGCCTGTCTCGATTCCGCCGCCGCGGAGGAAGGAGGAGAATTGGTCGCGCAGCCCGCCCTCCAACCGGTTGAGGTCGGCTTCCAGGGCGAAAATGCCCTGCGGGTCGTCGATGAGGCCCCGTCGAATCTGGGCCAGCGCCTGGAGCGCAGCAGGTCCGCCTTCGTTGCTGATCGATTCGGCCAGCCTCAGCAGCCCACGCCTTGTCAGGTCGGCAAGACCATCCTCCAACTCTGTGAACCCAGCCAACTCCGCCGCCACGTTCGCCTTGATGTCCGCCAGGGTGATCGCTACATCATCCTCAGCCGTTTCAAAGGCGTTGGCGAACAGATTGGGCACCTCTGAGCCGAACTGGGTGAGGGCGAGTGTGAGGTCCTCGGTGGCTTCGCCGATTGCTTCGAGCAGCTTGAAGAAGATCGGTTCGACATTGACTTCTTCCAAGCCCTCCTCGATGCCCTGCGCCGCAGCCAATCCGAATTTGATGCCCGACGCTTGCGCGAATTCGGTATTGGAGAAGGGATCGAACCGCGCCTCGATTTCTTCCTCCAACCCCTCCGCCTGTGATCGCACGAACCCGATCAAGGCACCGAAGCCCGCGCCTATTGCCGCGCCGACACCGGCCGCGACCGGGCCACCGATGGCGAGTCCGATGCCCGCCCCGATACCGGCGCCGCGCAAGGCGTTAGCCATCGTGTCCTTGACCGCATCAGCAGTTGTCCCTGATTCGGTTTCGACACTCTGGATGAACCCCGCCAGGAAATCGGCCCCAATTGCTATGCCGACCCCTTTGAGCGCCCCGCCGACGACCCTGCCGCCGATCCCCGCCCGAACCCGAGTGGCCGCTGCGACCTGGCCCTGCGCTGCGGCCGAGGCTGTGGACGCCGATGCCAATTGGAGTTCGGCCTTGGCTTGCGCGGTGGCTGCAACCGCGGCCCCGGTGTGGGCGCCCTTGACGATCGTTGCCGCCGCCGCGGTGCGCAGCAACGCACCAGCGACCAGGAGAAGGGGGGCGGTGAGCGCGATGATGGTGAGCATGCGCGCCACGACATCCTTGACCGGCGCGGGGAGGTTCGCGAAGGCGTCAGCGACGGTGGAGATGCCATTGGCGATCGAGATGAGGACGGGCAAGAACACATCGCCCAAGCTGATCGCGGCCCGTTCCAATTCGGCCAAGGCGACCGACAGCCTGAACGCCGTCGATTTGCGGGTGGCCTCAAACGCTTTGTTGAGGTCGCCTGTCGAGTTGGCAAGGCGATCGAACACACCCTGCACCTGCTCGGCGTTACCACCAACAAGGGCGAAAATCCCGGTCAGGGCACGCACGTTTTGGAACACCTTGTTGACTGCCTCTTGATTATCTCCGAAGCGCTCAAACATCAGCTGCAAGGTGGAAAGCAACCCGTCATCGGCGATTCGTTTCCGCAGTCCCTCGGCGCTGAATCCGAATTCTCTGAGGGTGTCCTGCGCCTGGGCTGAAGGCTTCAGGAGGGTGACCAACGCCTGTCTCAACGCGGTCGTCGCCTCTTCAGCGGTCAGGCCGACACGGGTGGAGGCAGCAATCGCAGCGCCCACCTCATGGAATTCGACCCCCAACTGCGCAGCGATAGGGATGACTCGCCCGATCGACTGAGCGAGGGTGTCGGCTTCGATCTTTCCTTCACGCACCGACGCCACCAGGACATCTGTGGCGTCAGCAGCGGAAAGGCCGGTGCTGGCGTAGGCGTTGACCGCCGAAGTCAGGGCGTCGGCGACCTGGGCGGTATTGCCCAGTCCAACAGCCGCAGCCCTGGCCGAGCGATCGAGTACCTCAAACGCCTCTTGACCACGCAAACCCGCCGACTCAACGAAGAACAGCGCGTCGGCCAACTCTCGGGGTCCGATACCGGCAGCCCCAGCCAAGGCCAGGACTTGCGGGCGCAGTTCGGCAAGGTTCGCTGCGGTGTCACCCACCAACGCTTCGATCTTGACGAAGTCCTTCTCAAACTGGGTTGCCATCGCTGCCGATGCCGCAATGATCCCCCCCGCGGCGATCGACAGGGGCAGAAGGGCGCGACCAGCCTCGCGTGACGCGTCGCCGATTTGCTGGAAACTCGATCCGACCCCACGTTTGACCGAAGTGGCGAACCCCGTGAAATCAGGTACGACCCTGACAACACCGGTTCCGACGTTGATAGCCACTTACCTGTGCCCCTTCGCGTATTGGTCCCAGGTGAGGCTAGTGCGCGGGCTTCCTCCTCGACCGGCTCTACGATCGAATTCGCGAGCGATCGAGGACGGGGTGGCGGTAGCCAGGTCCTCCAGCTCGCGATTGATCTGTTGAACGAATGAGGATTCAGCAGGCAGCCCACGCATCAGCGTTTTCAGCCTGCGCCAAGTCACCCGCAACGGATGTTCGACCGCATAGAACCGCATCATGTCCGCCTCCAGCAAACCCCAATGGCGGAGGATGGTCCCGGTGGTCACTGAGGGTTTGGGTCGTCACCCTCTTCGTCATCACCGATGATGCCCCAGCGACTCAGGAGTTCGGTCTGCAAAGCCTGGAGTTGCGTCCAGGTCATCCCGTCGTCCAGCATCTCTGTGAGCCGCTCTTCGCCGATCAACGTGGCCCAGAAATCAGGTACAACCTCGGGATGTACCTGACCGGTGCTGTCCATAAGGCGCAACACCTGCACGACCACCTTGGCTTCGACTCGGCCAGGGAGTGTGTACTCCTTGCCCCTGAGAAGGATGGTGATGTCCTCACCAGCCTCCTCGTCGAGCGCCGCATCCACCGCGTCTAGATCAATATCCACCATGCCCGTTTACCTCCCGTCAGATCATCGGTCTATGCGTTGGCTTCCACCACGGTGAAGATGTCGCCTGCTGCTGGTTTGAGCAGGCGGAACTCCAAGGCGATCAAGGTCAGGTCCGGAGCCTTCGCGTGTTGCATCTCGAAAGCACCCGTGTTGATCGCCGACTGGATGAGGAAGTCACGCACGAACCCATCTGTGCCGTCCACCCGAAGGTGCAGGGCGAGGGGTGTGAATGCGTCCGCGGCCGGGGGCGTGTAGGTGTCTACGTCCGGCGGACCGGGATCGTTCACCACTGTTCCGCCACCCATTGCGATCTGGAGATTCTCCAGGCTCGGCTGAGCGACAGCTCCGGTTACGCGAAGTTCTTGCGCCGTTTTGAGGACGAAGATCGGATCGACCTCCTCCGCAACCGGCACATCCTCGAAGGTGAAGTCTGCGCCGAAGGCCCAGCCTTCACTTGAATACCCAATCTCCACCCAGTTCCCGGCAGGCGTCGCATCCACATCTACGAATGCTTCGCCCAGGGGGGCGGTAAAGAGGGTGCCGGTGCCCACTAGGACCTCGGTCGTTGTGCGAGCCATTTGTCATGGCCTCCTTTTACTCAGCGCCCTCGTCAGGCGCATTGTCCCCGTCGGACATTCCGTAGGCAGCATACACCGGGGGCTTGGCAGGAGCCTCGTACTCGACGTATGGGTGATACACGGCTTCTCGGTAACGGAGTCGATGCGCCAACATCGCCTCACCGAGCTTCTTGGTCACTTCGATAGCCACGCCCTCTTCGGCGACCACGCCATCGTGCTTCGTGGCGAAGCCCTCGGGCATCGCCGGGTTTCTCATCAGTTTCATGGCACGCTCCTTATCACCATGTTCATGTCAACCTGGTATCTTCCCCAACCGGTTTCGGGTTCCTCCAAACGACGGGGTCCGTCCAGGAGTTCAAAGAGGTATACGTGCGCGTCGATTCCGGGGTTGACCACAACGCCTGTGAAGTTCTGGGCAGCGAGCGCGACAGCGATGGCCAGATCGTAGGCCGTGCCGTAATCAGGAGCGTTTTCACCACTAGCCGCGTAAGCATCCCACTGGAGAAACGGCTCATCGATTTCAGCGCCTGTCTCATTCAACGTACCTCCCAATCGAAACACCGTCAGGAACGGGAAGGTCGGCGAGCTTGGGAGGCGGGTCGCGATGCTTGTGCCCACGATCGATGCGATCGATGACTGCGCCAACGCCCAGTTCCGAGCGGTTATCTCCGCATCAGGCAGCGCCACGGCTCGACCTCCTTGCCCCAACCTGCCCAATTCGACGCTTCACCAGCAATAGAGCAGGCCGCAAAAACGGTTGAGCTCGTTGACCGGCGATGCTGCCGTATCGCCACCCAGTAGGCGTTCCCACCTCACCACGCCGCGAGGACGCTCCACGGCGACCTGTCCCGAACTCGACGAATGCCCAGTACGGGGCAGTCCCACCACCCGCGGTCAATTTCAGTTCAAGAATGCCATTCGGTCCTCGAGTGATTCTTGATTGAATCGTCCCTCTGAGTGTGCCAAGGCCGACCGGCACCCGTCGCACGGCTTCGTTGTGCATGATCTGACGAAGCTCCTCCCACCGTGCCAACACCCGTTTGTCGCGGGACCACCCCTCGGGGAAGCGCGTGTTGTATTTGAATTTGGCGGTCATGTGGACCCGCCCCCGCGTACCGACGCGCGAGCCTTGGGCGATCGATCGACCTGGCTTCAGCAACGTGCCGCGGGGAAGAGCCGCCATCAGTCGATCACCTCCGCCATCCACAACGTCAGGTGGTGCAGCTTCGACAAGGCGAATTCGCGGTCGATACCCTCGATGGTGAACTCTTGTGAGGTGTCAGGGTTGATGACCCGATCGGCCACGGTCACATCGGTCGGTTCGAGGTAGCATTGCCAACGGAGCAGGTTGACCGAACGCCCGTCCTTGTCGGTGAGCGCGAATATCTCCTGGAAACGGGCCGGGAATGTCCCGAGCACATTCCAGGACCCGCCCGATTCATCCCCACGATCATCCAGCCCGACCACGTATCGTTCGATGCGGGCCGTCTCCGGCAACAGGCTCGCGAAGCTCATGCGAAGGTGAGCCTCCTGAACCGACTGAGGATGTTGCGGTCATGGTCGGTCAGCCAATCCCCTGAGCCGATTTTCTCCACCGCTGGGTCGGCGTAGGAGACTCGGTAATCACCAATGGCTTCTCGTACGATCCCCACGTTGTCGTTTTGGGCGAAGGCTGCGCCCTCCAGGAACATACGTCCCGCCACACGAGCACAGATGATCTTGATTTCCTCTGGGACCGTCGTGTAGCCAGAAACGTATTCCACTGCGATGTTCTGCAGGCCATGACCCCACTCCCGTTCGCGATCGAAGTTGCCTTCCCAAATGCGTACAACGGAGGCCTGGCCCGGCAGGAGTACGAAATCGTCGCTGGCGACGAGCAGGGTGGTCGTACCTCCCATCGTTTCGTTGATCGTCGTGATCGCGGTCACCGGGATGTTCGCCAACCACAGCTTCGACCCGAGGATGCGCCACCCGTCAAGCGTCTCGGTGCGCGCTCCCGTTTCGACGGGGTAGCCCAGGTACGTTTCGATCGCGGCGCTGCTGAAATCCATGTATTGCTCGATCGCCCCGTCCGTTGGATTGCCGAACTGGATCTGGAGCAGTTCCTCGATGTCAGCCTGGGTACATAGAGCCATCAACGACCTCCTCGGGTCAGCCTACTCAAAACGGACTCGGATCAGGAGCCTTGACCCTGGTGTACCCCACCGGGTTCTTCGTGTAATCAACCGGATCAGTGACGTAAGTGACTGCCACGATGGTCGCCCCGCCATGCAACGTCCACACCCTACCTACAGCATCGGTGGCGGTAGCTCCGTCCGTATCCCCATCGTCGAAGTCCTCAGGATCGAAGCGGGCGATTACCGGACCGCCGATCCCGTCGCGGACCTGAACGACTCGGAACTTGCCAGCGGCGAACTCGTCGTCGTATCTCGCCGCACCGACCCTGAGTTGAGCGTCCTCGGCCCACTGGGCTGGCCCGCTATTGATGGCCACTGTGCCTTGAGTCACCTCATCGACGAACAGTTCGTAGGCGCCGTTCAACGTGAAGATGGGTCCGCTCGTATCGACCTCGGCTCGCAGCACATACCGGGTGCCACCGACCAACGCCGGGGAGGGGTCGACCCGGAAGTCCCGATAACTTATCCCACTGCCATGACCCATGCGGACGCCATCAAACCCAGGGTCAAGCTCGTCGAAAAGGTAGAACGTGTAACCCTCCCAGATCGACGCCGTGCCCACGGTGGAGAGGATGGTCTGCCAGTCGACGTAGTTGCCGAGCTGTACGTCAGCTTCCATCTCCAGGTTGCCGACCATCCGGAGCGACGGAACCCATGTGGCGTCGGTGCCTTCGCGGAGAGTGAAGCGGTCGCCGTAGAACGTCTCGGTCCCGTCCATGACGCCACCGAAGGCGGTGACGAATAGCCGCACGTACGCGGTGTCGGCGGGGGCGGTAGCGGTGACGGTGTTCGTCCGCTGCCAGGTGTCGGCGACGACGACGTAAGGGGTGCTGGCGGTGGTGCCGACATTGACATTGGACGCATCACGGAAGTCGAGGTGCGTCCGAAGCTCTCGACCGGGGAGCGGATCAGCGACCTGGATGTCAGCGGCGAACGCGATGATGTCGCCTTCGCTGGCGGGATGATTGACGAGGGCGGTGGAGCCGGTCTTGAAGATGTTGGTGAACCCGGTCGGGACGGCCTTGATGGTGAAGTCACCGAACAACGGCGTGACATCGGTCGAGAGGACCAGGGCGGGTCCGGTGTTATGAGTCCACCGCCCGATCGACTGCTGGACGTGCGCGGTGTCAGCGTCGTTCAGGTTGATGTCTGGGGTGTCGGCGTATGAGCCGAAGACGCCATCCAAAGCGAGATGCTTGACACCTTCGGCAACCTTGTAATCGACCGGATCAGTGACGTAACCGACCCCGTCAGGTCGCCAGAAGAATCCCAGGTCGATAAGGGCTGCGACCACGGCGGCGAATTCGACCTCGATCGCGACCCCGACCGCAACGCTCTGATCCGCTCCCAATCCCACCGGCACAACCGCCAGGGCTGCTTCGACCTCGGGGGCGACACCCACCGACAGCCCGATGCCGACGATTTCGGCCTGTTCGGTTTCCATCGCCGCAACTACCGCCACCGACTGTGGTGGTGCGCCCTGGATCACCGCCACCGGTACGGCCGCCTCGACCTCAGCTGCTGGTTCGGCACTCAGCCCGATACCAACGGCTTGGGCTGTCTCGGACTCTGCCACCTGACTTACCGGCGTTGTGAGGTCGAGGGTGATCGCTACTGCTGCCTCCACCTCGGCGGCGACCCCGACAGCGATCGATTGATCGGCCTCGATCGCAACGGCAGCTTCCACCTCAACGGCCACACCAACAGCGATACTCTGAGGCGTGGTCTGGACGACAGCGACCGCGACAGCCGCTTCCACCTCTGCGGCAGGTTCCACCCCGAGGCCGATACCAACAATGTCCGCGGCCTCAGCCTCGGTCGCCACCCCGACCGCGATGACCGCGCCCTGGCTGACCGCAACGGCGACCGCAGCTTCGACCTCCGCAGCCGATTCGACCCCCAATCCGATACCCACCGAGGACGCTGATTCGGCCTCCTGAGCCGTCGAAACCGACAGCCCAATGCTGACGACCTGGGCCGACTCCGATTCTGCAACTGGGGCAACCTGGACGCTCTGATCGGCTGCGACAGCGTTTGCGGCCTCAGATTCGGCTGCTGGGCCGACAGCGATCGATACGTTGCCCGCTATGACGGCCACAGCGATCGCTGACTCGCTCTCCACCCCGCGGGTAACACTCAGATCGTGGTCGGCCGGTACAGCCCTGCCCACCTCGACCTCGTTCGCAACGCCAACCGCGATCGACTGATCGAAGAACACCGCGACGGCCACCGCAGCCTCGACTTCGGCGGCAGGCTCAACACTGAGGCCAATGCCGACGCTCTCCGGTGTCTCCGTTTCCGTCGCAACCCCAACCGCGATGGTGAAGCCCTGGATAACGGACACCGCGACCGCAGCCTCCACCTCAGCGGCAGGCGTGACCGCGATGTTGACGTTGCCAGCGATCGGTGGAATTGCAACCGCGGCCTCGACTTCGGCGGCGGGGGTGACACCGATCGAAACCGTGGTGACGATGGCAACAGCAACGGCAGCCTCGACCTCAGCCGCGGGGCCGACAGCAATCGTGATCGGTGAAAGGACCGCGACCGCGACCGCGGCCTCAACCTCATTGGCGACTCCGACAGGGATGATCTGAGGCGCGATGACCGCGACCGCGACGGCGGCCTCGACCTCAGCGGCGGGATCGACGGCGACAGAAATCGTCGCATCGACAGCGACCGCGATCGCCGCCTCGACCTCAGCGACAGGAGGAACCGCGACGGTGATCGGTGAAAGGACAGCGACAGCAACGGCAGCCTCGACTTCACCGACGACCCCGACCGCGATCGATTGATCGAATATGGCCGGGACGGGCTGAGCGGTTTCGACCTCGGCGGCGACCCCGACAGCGATCGATTGGCCGCCCGCAGCAACCTCTTTCAGCGTGATCAGCGCAACGCCGAGATCGCCAGCGACGGAGATGCCGATCGTTGTCTCGAATGTCCCGGTCGCCGAGACGATCTTCCGGGCGACGACAGTGGAAAGGTCGTTTACGGCTCCGCCTACGTGCCCTTGCAGGCTCTGGGTCCAGGTGTAGGGATGAGTGTTGCCGGGGCTATCTCGTATGACGTTACAAGCGAGGATCAGCTCGTCGTCGGTGTCTGTCGTCCCGGTCGTCCCGGAGGACACCGAAGTTACGTCGGTGTCCCCAGCGTCTGTCTCTTGATCGAGTTCGACTAGTCCTTTGACTTCCATCAGCACGCCACTCGTCGAGCTGGACGAGACGACGCGGTCGAAGGTGTGGCCGGTCCCGTCGCCCGGCTCGACCGGCTTGATATAGACGAACAGCTCGCGGCGTTGATTGTTGTCGGTCGGGTCGTATCGGGCGTTGACGATATTCACCCAGTCGACATCGGGGGTGGTGATGTTCGATTCCAGCTCCGCCTCGCGACCGTTTAGGAAGGCGATCAGCGTGTTGCCGACCACTGGCGTCGCGGGGAGCGTGAACGCCCAGGACGACGACCCGCCCTCCCCGGCGTAGTCGAGTTGGACTGTGTCGAATAGGCCGAGGGCGGCATCGTCGTAGGTGCCGGTCAGGTCGGCTTCGTAGACGCGCATCTCGTCGGTGTTGCCGCCCTTGACGCGGGAGAAGATGAGCCGTATCTCGATGACCGCGTCGTCCCAGGTGTCGAGGGGCGCTTCGGTGTTCACGTAGGAGAAGGGGATCGACGACGAGTCGGTCGGGGTCGTCGTCGTGATATCCGACGCGACGGTTTCGAAGGCTCCCGCGGCGTCGGCGGCGGCGAGGATGATGCCCTCGTCCGCAGACACGATCCGGCAGGCCAGGGTGTCCCAGGTCTTATTCCCGCCGTTCGCTGAGCGGGCGTAGCGGAGGACGACCGACAGCGTCGTCATCGCTCGCAGGTCGGTGTCTACGTCACCAAGGAGGAAGGAATGAACGCCGTCGAAGTCGCCATTCGTGCCGTCGCCGCTGAAGGTCGAGTCGGAGTCGTCTCCGAGGCTGCCGTCTGTGGCGTTGTCCCATTGGAGCGGATACTCGCCTGCGGCTTGGTTGCCTGGAACGAGCGCGGTGAGGATCGCCATCCTACGCCGCCGCCTCGTAGCAACACAGGCCGACGCTCGACCCGATCACGCCGGGGATGAGTTGGGGCCAGTCACCACAGCCGAAGCCGGGGTGCTGCCGGGCGAACCATTCAGCGATTGGGAGCGCTTGCCATTCAGTTGAGGCGTGAACCGCATCCCAGGAGCCGAGGCGACGGCGAAGGCCGCAGACGTAATGACGACCGGGGACAGTTTCAATCTCTAGGGAGGGACAGACGCCTCCCACGTAACAGCAGTGATCGGGACCGTTCCCGTCGCATCTCGCTTCGACCATTCGCGCCTCCCTAGGGCGACGTTACCGCCTGCGAGGCGCCCGCAGGGACCGGGGGCTTAGGTCGAGCCGTAGTACCCGTTGGTCTGATCGAAGTCGGCTGTGATGTCGCCACCGTTGGGCGTCACCGAGAAATCGTGGTGCGTGAGCACGATGATGTCCCCGTCGTCGCCCACGCCGTTGTCGGCGTCGTAACAGACGAGCAGCTTGACCCACGACTCCGAGGCAACCTGCGAGATGTTCGAGAACACCTGGTCCGCGTCGAAGATGGCCTGTGCGTCGTTGCCGGTGTCATCGACGGTCCAGGTGATGTTGGCACCCGCCACTTCGATGCGCGCGTAGTTGGTCGAGAGAGCCTCGGTGTTCCCCGCGTCCGCGAGTAGGGCCTCCAACTCATCGAAGTTGTTCAGCGCGTCATCGGCCACGCTGACCTGAAGAATCACGATCGTAAGTCGGGACGCCGCCGGTAGCAGCCCGCGGAGTACGTCCGAGTACCACCCGATGGAACCGCGGGCGAAGTTCATCACCTGGTTAGCCATTCAGCTTCCGCCTTTCCTTCGGCCGCGGCGCGGCCTTTTCGCCCTCGTTGGCCGGGAGCACCTTGATCCGTTGGTTCGCGGGCTTGGCCTTGTCCTTGGTCATGTCGGGCATCCTACTTGTCCGCCCCAGCCTTCTTGCCCTTGTCGGCCGCTGGTTTCTTCGCCTTGGTTGCGAGGCCAAGGCCCTTCGCCTTCTCGTACGGGATGCGATGGCCCTTGCGCCCGAGGCGGACCCCCGGTCCCGATTTGATCGATCCCACCACTGAACCGTCCGGCTTTTGCCAGGCGTCCTTGGTGAACAGGAAGGTTTCGCCCTCTTTCTTTCCGTAGGTGCCCGCCATTTCGCCCTCCTTCTAGGGTGCGATCGTGTCGATTCGGGTGAACGTGTCCACGTCGGTGAACTCGTACATCCGGTTGTCGTCGTGGTCGACGTAGAAATCGCCCTCGACAATCATGCCGTCGTAGGTGGTCCCGCCGACAGGCGCACCGTGTCCCACAAAGGTGCGGGGACCGGTGTGAACATCGACAACACCGCCTGAGATGACGTTACCGCCTTCGATTACTGGCATGTGTTTCTCCTGCTAGTGGGTGATGGGGGGTGTCCGCCGCCACAGAGGACTTCCCCCCCACCATCCCTTCGGTTAGATGCCTGTGACCGTGCAGAACGCCGCGGGGCGGAACGGGACGAGGGCCAAACGCTCCTCGACCAGAATCGCCACGGTGTTCGACACGAACAACGCGGCATGTGAGTCCGACACCTTCATGGTCAGACCCTGCCTCCGGTACACGGTTGCGCCCTGCTTGAAGTTGCCAAGCAAGCCGGTCCCTTCCGAAATCGCAGTCGTCTGCGTGATCGGCACACCCCAAATGCGCGGGGTGCCTGGGTCCTGGGGGCTACCCCAGATGTAGATACCGTCTGCCGTGCGGAGCAGGCGAATCTCTTCCCAGTCGGCGGGATGGAGCAACAGTCCGTCCGGCACGAAGAACGAGCCGGTCCAGATCAACGTCATCCCCTTGTGGATGGCGTCCGGGATCGGCTCGGCCGACAGCGCATAGGTCTGGATGCCTGTCACGTTCAGGATGCCCTCCAGGTTCGGCGCGATGCCGTCGCCGTTGAGCAGCTGATCCTCCTCGACCTGGTTGAGGAAGATCCTCAGCCGGTTGTTCACGTAGGAGCGCAGCGCCGGAACGTCGGAGAACGCTTCATCGGTCACTGGCAACCAGGTCGCCAGCTTGCGCACCGGGCTGGTCAGTTCCTCGAAGGCGAGCGTCGACTCGGGCTTGGCCGCACCCTCAGCCACCGAGTCGGCTGCGTTGACGGTGATGATGGTGTCCTCCCGCATGTACGGGACGGCCTGCTGATCGGTCGCGCCCTGCGAGAACATCGAAGCCAGGGTGAGCGCCTGCTCGCGTGGCATCTGAATCCCCGGCAGACGGATGTTCTGGACGACGTACTCGCCATCCACATCGGCGAGCGCGTCGTCGGTGCCGAGGGTGCCCTTGATGTCGAACGCTGTCAGCGGAATCTCCACCGCGATGTTCTGTTGCCCATCCTCCATGAAGGCCTTGAACCCGTCGGAATCGACGAAGTGCTGACCGACCGACTTCACCTCGACCTTGGGGCCGCCCTCCTTGGGTTGCGGCAGGCGGTTGGCCTTGGCCTCTTCCTCGACTCGCGCCTTGGCATCCGCCCTCTCCTTCAGATCGGAGCGCCGATCCTGCATCGCGGCCAGTTCCTTGTTGAGCGGCTCGATGCGTTCGGCCTCGTCCTTCGGGATGGACTCAACGTCGTCGTACTTGGCGAACAACTCGCCGAGCTCTTGACCCTTACCCTGGATTGCTTCCTCCAGGTCTTTGAGGCCTAAATCTTCCCACTTCATAGCTCTCCGTTCACTCGCGCCATGGTTTCTTGGTAATGAAGGAACTCGGCATCCACATCAACGGGTCCAGCCTCCACGGAGGTCAGCAACACGCCGATGCGATCGTTCACCTTGGTCAGCCCGTCCACGGACTCGCCGCCAAGATTGCCACCCTTCTCCTCGCGGAGGGACTTGATTTCCTCCGCTCTCGATGCGAGGCGTTCGAGCGTGACCACGGCGCGCTCAACCTCCTCTGCGAATTTCAGCCCATCGTCCTTGTCCCCTTCGGCTTCGATCGCCTCCAGGTAATCCTTCGCCGCCTCGTCGCCGTTGTTGGCAAGCACCTCGATGAGGTTCATGGTGTTGTCGCGGCTCTTGACGAGCAGGGTTTGGGTGTCGCTGCCTGCGCCGACCAACACAGGGCTGGCCTCCTTGACGCCGAGCGATTTGAGGATGCGAGCGTCCTTGGTCATCTCGTAATCCTTGACCTCGTAGCCATACGACCACTCCTGGAGGTCGCCCATGAACTTCACCGACGCGAAGGCTTCGCGCCCTGCTTCGATGTCGAGGTTGAATTGGCCGTCGAAGATGGCGGAGTCGCCCTCCTCGTAGATTCGGCCCTTGCCGATGGGCATTGAGAGCCAGTCGTGGCCGTACACCATCGGAACTGTCTGTTCGCCAAAGGCTCCAGGGAGGGTGATATCCCCATCAGCGTCCTTGGCGTTGAATGTCGCGATGCGGGCGACAACTCGGCCTTCGGTAGCACCCTCGGCAGCCTCTTTGATCTCGCCGCGGACGATTTTGCGCTCCATCGACTCCTCCGTTGCGATGTTACGCCAAGGGAGCATAGCCCCATAATGTCGAAGTCAACGACCAGGGCCGCCAGGCACGGGCATCTCCAAAGGGAGGGACCTGACGGCCCTAGTCGGGCCAGACGAGCCGGACGGTGAGGTCTGTACCGTCTTTGCCCGTAACCTCGTGGCGGGTTCGCTGTCCGTATTCGTCAGGGAAATTGCGTTCCAACCACCACGCCGCTGCCTGCCAGGTCCCGGCCTGGGCAGCCTTGTCGATGATCTGAAGCTTCCTCACCGTTGCGACATCTCGCTCCATCAACAACTCACCGAAGAAGGTCTGATACGGCTCTTCCTCGGCCTCGGCCCTGATCCGCCAACGACGGAAAGTGGAGGCATCGATGCCAGCAGCCGAGGCGGCTTGATTGATCGAGGCTCCGAGCGCGATGGCACCACGAAGGGTTTCCCGAACAGCGGGATCGACAATCTTGGAGGGTCGACCAACGAGGCCTTCGTCACGGAACGGGTCCTCCCTCGGCTCATTCGCCAGGGTCACCAACTGTCACCTCGCTTCGTCGGAGGGTCAACTTACCACTCGTTCCCCATTCATCGACGAAACCGAGTTCGTTGGCGAGGCGTTTGATCTTGACCGAAGGGAACGACTGACCCGCCGCCAAATGGGTGCCAGCGTCGGTGATCGCGGCGTAGGCGCGTTGTCGAAGATCGTTGATGTCCCATACGTCGCGGGTGTCGATGAGGCGTTCCCATTCGGCGGTGCGTTTCAACGTCGGCAACACTCGGGTTTCCTCGGCGAGCCGATCGAACAGGTCGATGATGCGCATGGCGGTGGCGGTGGAGTTGTACTCCTTGCGCACATGCTCCGCTACGACGCGGCCCCATTCGTCCCGATGATCCTCGTCGGTCAGGGCGCGCTCCATCATCGACAACGCCTGTTTCTCGGAATGGAACAGGTACGGATAGCCGTTATCCGCGGCCCCGGTGATTTCGGGGAACGTCACCGAGTCCGGTGCGATCAGCACCTGACCGAAGGCCATCGATTCGACGGCGGCGATGCAGAACGTTTCATGCACCGAGTGGGTCACGTTGGCGTGACAGCGCGAGAGGGCGCGCAGGTAATCGTCGTGACCGGGGGTATCAACGACCTCCACGAAGGGATAGCGCGTCACCTGCGAAATGCGATCGGAAGCGATGGCCCCATGCACCTGCACCCGGAAGGCGTCGGGATGTCGTTCCCACAGGGTGTTGAATTGCTCAAACGTCGTGCGCCATTGCTTGTAGTCCTGCAACCGGTGGTTGTACGCGAAGGTGAATCTCTCATGCCGCGGCTGGGCGAGGCCATCGTTGAAATCGAAGCGCCCGATGTCCAACGTGCCGTAGGGGATCGTTTCGATCGAATCGACCAGTTTGGCGACCGATCGCTCGCTGAGGTACTCCACCGCGTTGTCGAGCAGCATGGCCTTGCAATGCTCGCTGTTGACCACGTTGACATCGACCGTCAATGCGCCCGCCACCTGACGCACCATGAGGTGTTCATACGTCCGACGCACGGGGTAGTTCAACGAATCGTGGAGGACGTAGTGATGGAAGTTGACCACCTGCGGCTGTGCGTTCGGCACGAACCTCGGCTCAAAGAACTTGATGCTGTCCCCGACCTCGGGGGCGTTGTTCCACACTACGTCGTAGTAGCCGTCCTTGAACCCGAGCAACTGTTGCCAGGCCCGCGCATCGAACGAGGCCACCTGGCGCATCTTGTTGCTGTCGATGTAGAGCGGGGTGCGGCGGATGTTCGGGTGATCGAAGAACCCATCCTTGTAATACCGCCAGTCCGACGAATTGCTCGGCCACAGGATGTCGAACAGCATGTCGGGGCGTTGCCGGATCATATGCGGGATGACCTCGCGCATGATGACGTAGTTGGAATCGGCGTTGAGCGTCTTGTTGCTGAACATCGGGAGGACGAGAACGGTGGTCATTCGACGACCGGCTCACCAGGGCGCGGCTCCGCGACCTGCAACACGGGCGATGGCGGATAGGGAACGCGTGGCTCGCGAACGCCTGACAACCCATCGTCACCGAAGTCCACGTCACCCTCGCAGCCGTACAACGGACATTTGCCCGGCCTCAGCCGAGAGAGCCACAATCGATGACCGCGGCTGCATTGAATCTCCGCGTCACCCATTGGTGCCTCCAGCATCGACCCGTGGTTCCCAAATCACATACAGGTTGCAACCCGAGCATCGACGCTGCTTGTGTGTCTTGTCCATCTTGGCGAACCATTCCTGGGTGGCGATATACCCGGAGGGCCTGCCTGGTTCGTAGTGTTGGTCGATGTTGGGACAGTCAGTCATTTTCGTCATCCAAAGTCCTCGACGTGGAACCCGACCGCCGAGTCCTCCTGTTTGATGAACGCCTGCAACAGTTCGCGTGACGCGTCGCGTCGCCCATGCACGGAGGCGTGATTGTCCAACACCTGATGATGGAACCTGCACAGCATGACGACGTTGCCGATGCTGTCGGGGCCACCCTGCGACGACTGTTTCAGGTGCGCCATCTCCAGCGGTCCCTCATGCCAATCGCCCGGCCACCGGCACTGATGACCGTCGTACTCCATGCGGGCGGCGCGGAGTTCAGCACGGGCGCTCAAAGTCGCTCCGTTCGACGGTCGGGTGATCGGGGTACACGCACCCCCTGATGCACAAGCCTCGCGCGTGCGCGCGACGCAACCGATCCAACCATGTTCCGCGATTGCGCGCCTGCCGCGTCACGAAGGCGCGTTGCTCTCGTTTGTATCGCTCGATGGCGGCATCCCAATTCGTCATAACCATCTCTCCTTGATGTACGTCCACAACATGCTGCCCAACGTGATGACGCCCCCGATGAGCGCCGCTCCGATGAAGAAAATCAAGCCGTCGAGCAGCCACGGCCAATCCAGGCCCTCGGTGATTGCTTGCCGGTCCATTACAACTCGTTTCGCGCCTCGGGGATCAGGTCCATGAGGCGACTGATGATGTGGCGACCCATCCTGGCCGAACACGCATCGACAGACTCACCGTGTTCGCCGAAGGGCGGGAGGGGGAACACCTCGATCGGGTATGCCTTCGACCAAGTGATGATCGTTTCGATCAGCGTCTCATGCCCGCATCCCTCAGCCTCGATGAAGCCCTCGGACGGGGCCAACGGTGGCGGTGGGCCGATCACGGCGACATCTTCCGAGCAGCCCGCATCGTCAATTCCCAGGAGTCGAGGTACAACTGCAGATCAGAGGCGACCAACACCTGGCCCCTTTTCGGCTCGTTCGACCATTGGTGCAGCCCGGTTGTGGCGGACGTTGTGAGCCAGGTCCGTCGATCACGCATTACGAACCCCCCACCCCGTCGGTCGAACGCGGGGGATGCGCACACAGGATTGTCGGTGGGCGTTGCGGAACCGTTCTACGTCGGCGACGCCGCGTCCGCATCGCGGACAGGTGATCGTGTCAGCCACCCTCCGTTTCCTCCTCCTCGTAGAGCCACCCTGCTAGCCAAATGCCCAGGAGCAGGCCCGCAAGGAAGGCGGCACCCACTCCGAGGATCAACTGGTGAGTAGCGAAAACGATCATGCGCCACTCACCTTGAAATTGACGCCGTGTGCGTCAGCTACTTGTTTCACTTCTGCCTCCAATCGCGGATCGGCCTTGTGCCGCGGCACCTGGACGATGTATTGCACCATCTCGAATTCGCTGAGGTCGCCCTGTTCCTCGAGATCGAGGTCAGCGAACCCGAGGTCGAGGCTGAATTCCTGACCGATGACCTGCAGCACCGGAGCTAGGTCGGTGTGTTGCAGCGATTTGATCAGCGCCTCCAGCGCGTACTCGTCGGGGTCGGCCATCCGCGCCAACGGGTCGAGGGTGGCGAGGATCATGTCCGCCTCTTCGTCGTCTACGTCCAACACCAGGATCGGCACTTCTTCGTCACCGGAGATGTCGGCGCGTAGGTGGCCGTCGATGAGTACGAGGTCGCCATTCTCGTCCTCGCGCGCAAGGAGCGCATTGGCATATCCAATGCGCTCCAATACCCCTTCCACCGCCCGCCGTTGCCGCTCAGGGTGCTTGCGCCAATTCTTCGGGTTGGCTCGCAGCTCCGAAGCCTTGACGTAGGTGAGTTCCTTGATCCGACTTCTCGCCATCATCCCTCCTTGCCCGTGTGATGATGTCATGCCCGATGTTACGACACTACGCGAATGACTCCAACTGTGACCGACGACACGCCTGAGTAGTTGACGACCACTGACTTGCCGAACCGCGACAGCGCGAACGGCCCGATATACCAACGTTCGCCTGCGCCGACGACCACATCCACGTCGGCGTCGAACGCCACCGACCCTGGGGGCGCTACCGAACCGGTGTCGTCGAACGTCACCGTGATGGGACCACCGCCAGCGTTGTCCACGACGAGGATCGTCTGCTTCCCCTCGTTGGGGAAGTCGTCCGGGTCGGTGGCCGTGACCAACGTCGGTTCGACGCCCAGTACCGAGGTGTTATCGACTGCGAGAGTCGCCATGTGTTCCTCCTATATGTCGATGAAGGTTTCCCAGCACCGGCAGTTGATGACCTCCTCGGGAGGCCCTGACGAGTCCCCAGGGTAACGCAGGTGCGCGCCACCTACCAGGAACGGCTGATCGAGCGGTATCGGCTGCTGGAACTCGGCCTGTTGATGCGTTGGCCGCACGGAGGTATCGCCCTGCGTGCGCCAGGCCTTGAACGTCGTACCCATGACACGCGCGGTTTCATGGAACGCCCAGGCCGAAGCCTGTTGCACCTCCGACACACCGATGAGATGCGACCGCGCACCACCCCACAGGTCGTACAGCCCCTCCCACTCTGCGAGCGGCGTGGTCGACAGCGCGTTGACGGTGGTGGTCGTGATCGACACCGCATGCTGCGCGATGGCGGCGGCGGCTTCATCCAGGGCCAGCATGAGCTCGTCAACGGTTTTCTTGCCCAGTAGCTCACGATGCACCAATCCCGAGGCTTCACCGCCCGTACCTTGCCAGATGGCCCACAACGTATTCGACCATGAGGCCAGATCGACAGCATCGAGGTCCATGCCTGCGGCTTGGATTCGTTCCCACTCGTCGTCGAACTCCATGGCGACGAACGCATCGGCTCGCAATGCCCATTTGGAGCGAAGGGTGTTGACCTCAGCCTGAGTTGGCATCAGTGAGGGCGGGCTGCGGTTGCGGAGGCAGCGTGATGGTAGAAATCTCCGCTCCCGCAGGCACCGCCGCGGTCACGATCGGACGCAGGTACACATCGTCAGCGGGTCCCGCCTCTAGGCCCACGCGACGACGCGCATCCGCAACGGTGATCCAACCCGACCTGACCGATCGATCGACCCGCAGCCACAGGTTCGACATCTCCTCCTGGAGCGCGCGTACCTGTTTCAGATCGAACTGCAACGATTGCTCGGGGGACAATCCGAAGTCGGGGGCCAGTTGCGCCATCAACTGTTTCTCGATGGAGCGCCATGTCGGCACCAGCTTGCGCTCTGCGAAATGCTCACCGGCCTCGTCCATGTTGCTGAACGTAGAACGATCCAGTCCGGCACCGAGGTTGGCGATGATCGGAGGAACGCCCAACACGGCGCACACCCGCTCCTCGGGGACGCGCCGCAACGAGGTCAGGTCCATCTCGGTCGGGCTGAACGACACCACCTCGACCTTCATGCGTCCCGTCAACACCAACGGCTCGCCGCGGCGCTCGCCGCCGAACTTCTGCATGTACTCGTCCTTGATGCTGTCGGCCTGATCCTTCGACGGGCCGGGGTCGCCAGGCTCGTCGGGTGACAGGATCACGCCCGGCACGCCCATGTTCTTCAGCAGCGACGTGGTGAACTGACCGGCTTCCTCGTCCCCCAATATCTCGCGCAACACCGATTTGAGCGGGGCCAACCCCAGGCGATAGTTGGTGGGATCAATGCCGAGCCGGAGATGCAGCATGTCCTCGGGGTTGATCCGAGTCTCCTGACCGTTGACCGTATACAACCAGTACGACAAGAACGCCCCGTTGATCGATACCGCCTCCACCAACTCCGGCATCAACGGCCACAACTCGATGACGTTGCCCTCGTCGTCGCGGGTCTTGAAGAAGTACGCGTTGCCTTCGAGGTGCATGGCCCAGGTGAGGTACATGATCGAGAGGTCGTCGGTCATGTGTTCGTTGGGCTTCGACCACAGCGTGGTGATGGCGTGGTCGAACACCTTTGCTTCGGCGTTGTCGCTGTCGCGCTCCATCAGTTGCAACGGCGGCTCGGCAAGGCCAGATGCGATGACCGACAGCGCGGCGACGACGATCGAGTTGCCCGACCCGTCACCGACCTTGATGGTGTCGTGGACCCAGCCTGCCGGTTTCATCCACCAACGACCGAACGCGTTAGAGGGATATCCTCCTGGCGCCCCTTTGATCCCGAACGCCTGGGCCAGCCGAGCCTTGAATGCCATCAGTACGCACCCCACTTCACCTGGCGGCCCATCTTGGAAGCGGCATAGGCCAGCGCATCAACTTGGTCGTCGTGTTCCGAGTCGAGAGGAAAGACCATCAGTTCACGTTCGAGGTCCGGCAACCATGAAGCACCTTTCCGAAAGTGAACCCTACCGGCTTCCATCCGCGCCGCCAAGGGTAGAGCGCGAGACAGCTTGTCCTTGTCGGCCTTCAGTTCGCCCACCGGCAACCCCTGGCGTCGGGCCTCCTGGATGAGCAATAGCTGGAAGGCGACCTTTTCAAAGTAGATCATCCCGCCGCCCCACTTCTCTGAGAGGTGCGCCGCGGTCGGCACGATGTCAGGACCCTCCATGCGACGACGCACCATCTCTAAGACGAGCATCTGGTTGTCTGGTGTGATCGCTACCGCGGCCATTGCGGTGTAGTCGGCTGTCTCCTTGATCGACACAGCAGGGTCGACCGTGATGAAGGTCGAACAGTCGTCGGGATCGACGATCTTGTTGTTGACGACCCACACCAATCGTTCCTCGGTTGTGCCGTCCTCGTGGATGCGCTCCATCGGCATCTCGGTGAAGTACTCAAACCACTCCGTCTTGAAGATGTTGCCGCCAAGCTCAACGAACTCAGCGAGGAATTCCTGGCTGAAAACGTGGCTGCCAACTTCTTCCAGAGCGATGTCCAGCTCTTCGTTCGGGATGTAGGGGTTGTCGTGCGTAGGTGCGTGGAAGCGCGCCCATGAATCGAGAGTCGGCGCACGTTCGTAGATGTCGTAGAACCAGTTGAACCCGACAGGCGTAGAGATGAACAGCGCATGGCCTTGTCGATCGGCCAATGAGGGACGCAGAATTTCCACCCACAACCGCTCAGGCATGTATGCGGCCTCGTCCAGCACCACGTAGTCGAGGCCTGCGCCGCGCAGCATGTCAGGGTTGTCAGCAGAGCGCACGCCGACACGGCCCCCGCCTGGGAAGTAGACCTCCTTGTCGGTTTCACGCACTCGCGCACCGGGGATGGTCGTCGCCACTTGCCGAAGGGGATGCCATCCCTCTTGGGCCAATTTGTACGTCGGCGCAACCCACCAGGCTCTCTTGCCCTGCAACCCGAATTTGAGGCACTCGTACACGCCGAAGCGCGTCTTGCCCCAACGACGGCCCGCACACACGACCTTGAACCGGGCGTCCATATCAGCGACGAGCTGTTGCCCTGCGTGGAGTGGCGGCATATGCACGGTGAGTGTTTTGTCCGGCCCTCGGGCAATGGTCCCGACTGCGTCAGGCGGCGAGGTCATCTTGCCACCCTACTTTTCGATACCGCAACGCACACACACCATCCCGTCACCTCGCGGATACCATACGTGATAGCAATGGTCCAAGGCCCCTCCTCGGTTGAGGACCATCCCACCCTACAAGCCATCCCCGGTTCCCCCATCCCTCCCATCCAAAAGCACGCTGGGGGCCAGGGGTCGAGATGATCGGCGCATTTCTCGGCGGGGCTCTTTTTCCCATACCCTTCTTGGATTCGGGGTCGTCGTTTTTCATGGAACTCGACATGGACTGTCGTTTCCCGGCAACCCACCACCGGTCCGCTAGTTGGCAAATGTTTTTCCACCGTGTCATTCGCTCGGCCAGCCACGGACAGCCGCAGCGCCGTGCAGCGGCGGCAGCAGCGGACATGGCGTCTGGGTTCCGGCCCAGCGGCGGCGGCAGCGGCACAGCGCCAGCGCCTCGGTCCGCCACGCACGTTGGCAACGCATGGGGGACAAGGGTATCCGACGACGACGCCACGGGCATGTGTCGGGCCGCCACGCACGGCGTCGAATCGACTGCCCACGCCGTGGGACAGAACGCCCGACTCGGCCATTTGCCCAACGCCCTTTTTTTGATGTCACGCGCACACGTGCAAAATTCGCCCTTGTAATTCGATTATGGGACCGCGAAACATGAATGATGGGTGTAACGTGGTACGTTTGCATCGCGTAACGTTGCACGTTATCATGTGCGCATGCACACGATACGATCAATCGCACGACGAACGACCGCACGTGTGCATCAGGCTATTTGACAACGCACGACGACGACGCAATGCACGAACGCATAACGCGATTCGCAGCCGCATCGTTTTCGACCTCCGATGATTGAGCCTCTCCCGAACGTGTTTCGCATACACGACGACACGCGGTGATGCGACCCTCTGATCATGCGTTGCGCGCACGTTGACAACCTAAATCGATGACACAACACACGGCCCCATCGTGCCGCGACGTTGTGCGCATCGTGACGACGACGACGGGAACAGGTAAATCGACGTTCGCAATTGTGACGCACGATCGATTGAACGCAACACACGCCGCGCAATGTATGAACCGCGCGACAACGTGACGCGATCGGGCCGTTGTTCGACAACACGATGCACACGCACGACGACGACGACACGACGCGAACGTGTGCGCACACACGTGCATTGTCATCGATTGATCCTCCTCCTTTCACAGTGCTCAGTGCACGCGCATCGTCCTGAAATCGCGGTCTAACCGCGAAATCAGGGCGACGCGTTGACACGATGACACCGCGCGCACACGCGGCGCGTCGTCGTGTGAACGCGTCGCAATGCGACGCGTCAAGCCGCAAATCGCGGTCTGACTGCGAAAGGAGGCCATCGATGGCCAAATACGCCGTCGTCACAGCCAAGGAGACGGGCGCGCCCGTCGCAACGTCAACGATCGTTGACGGGGCCAAAAAGCGCGAATCGAAGAACACGCAATTGTTCGACGATTTGAACGACGCACGCGCACACGCGGTCGCCCTCAACGTTGCGACGCGCAACGTGTTGCGCGACGCAATCACGAACGCGCGCAAAATGAAGGCGCACAACATCGCCAACGACGAGCCCGCAGGGCAGAACCTGCAGGGCGAATCGTGGGAATCGATGTTGGGAACGCAGGGGTCGCGGTCGTAACACGATCGCAACACGACGCGAACGACGCCGCGCACACACGTGCGCGGCGTTCGTTCGCACACACACACGACGCACCGCGCACACGCGGCGCGTCGTGTGTGTGTCGAAACACGACACACGATGCGAAGGAGGATGTTATGCGATCAGGTCAAATGACCCAGATCATGTGCGACGACGACGCCGCGCACGTATACGCCGCATATGCGGACCGTGATAACGGGCCGTTGTGCGCAACGATACGCGCGGCGATCGAATTCGCCGACGACGATTTAGTCCGCGAAATCGGGACGATCGTGACGATGCAGGATGACGATGTGCGCGGTGTCGTATACGTGTCGACCGATTCGGGCGACGCGTTCATCGCGTCGATGTCCTCGCGGTCGGCCGACGCACGTTTGCAAATCGCGGACTTGAACGACGATGGCTGTTGATTCAAACGCGCCGCCGCCCTGGGGCGACGACGCATTCGGGATGACCGCGTCACCGCGGAACGTTGACGACGACGACGCCGCGCACGATGCGCACGTTGTCATCGTTGAAACAATCACCCCCGTCGATGTTCAATACGACAATCACAGCGCGTCGTTTTACATGACGACGATCCGCCATGCGAACGCATGGCCCAACGTGCGACCGCGACACGACGATTTCGACGATGCGTTCGACGCCGCGGAGGCGCGGTTCATGCGCACCGCGAATCAACGACGATGCGCGGCAACACGTGTTGCGTTACGCGAACAACACGACGCGATCGACGCATACATCGGCCCCATCGACACGATGCGGGACGACGTTGCGCGCGGTGTCGTCGTCGTGACGATGAACGAAGGCGAAATCGATCCGCCCGATCAATTCGTCGTCGTCGCGAACGATTTGGGCACGTTGTCGTTTTACGACGCAACGGCCCAAACGTTCGTTGCGTTGGGCGATCCCTATTGAGAACGCGAAACCGAACATAGGCGAATGCAACGCCGCGCACGTGTGCGCGGCGTTGCGTGTGTCGATGTTCGACACAATGCGAAGGAGGAAAAATGACGCACACACAGCTCAGGCTCTTCGCCGTGTTCGTGTTCGTCGTGTTGTTCATCGTCGCGGCATCGTTGCCGCGTGCGCACGCACACGACGCCGCGACGTGTTACGAGGACATGACCTGTTGGGATTCCCGCACGATGGGGAATCGCATCGTCGGGACGATCGACCCCTGGGAACGCGAAACCGGCCCCAATTTGGCCGGGGTCGATACGCCCTACGTGATGCGCAAATATGTCGCTGCCGACGTTTGGGCGACATAACGCGACAACAACGCCCCGCGGTCGGGGCGCGAAATCCGCCGTAACGACGTTCCGGAGGATTTCGCGCACTGATCGACTATGTGAAACGGGTCACAAGCCCACATTTTTCAGACCGGGCAATCCGCCATTGGCAGAGGTAGGCGTTGAGTGCATGCTATCGCGAACGGTCCGTTTGCGGAAGATTGCGAACGCCTGTTCGATCCGTGCCCAGACTGGGCGAGGAGGAGAGCGCGAAATCCGGGCTGGGAAAGTCACCCGGACCGAACGTCTGTTCGATCGACGGCACGAAACTGTCGATCCTGCCGCGAAGCGAACGTATGTTCGCTGGGCGGAAGTTGCAGACGAACGGGCGTTCGTCCGAACAGGTGTTCGACGAACGTGTGTTCGCTGGGCGTCCGACTCAGACCAGTTCCACTGGACTGAGAAAGACTGCCTTGCAGACTGCCTCTTGACTTTGCCAGTTTGGACCGCCGCCGCCGCCGCTCAGATTTTCCTCCTTTCGCAAAACTGACGAAAAACCCTGAGCGGATCACAATCGGCACGGCTGCGCGCTCTCCTCCTCGGTCAGCCTGGGCAACAGGTGGCTCACCAACACAGGGAATGGGACCGTTCGGGAAGTACGGTTCAGCGG